CAAATCTTCGGCAAGCGCGAGACCTACGCCCGCCGCTACTCCGCACTCATGGCCTTCGGCCTCGTGGGCGAGGAGGACACCGACGGCGACACAGGCCCCAAGGAGACGAAGGAGAAGGCCCCGACGAAGCCGCGCCCGAGCAAGCGCAAGGTGATGCTCGCAAAGATAGCGAAGCTCAAGGCCGAGTGCATGCAGAACGGCGTCAAGGAGGAGGGCCTCCGCGCGTACGAGGAGGCCAACTTCGGCACCGACGACACGACCAAGCTCACCGACAGGCAGCTCGAGGAGCTCGGCAAGCATCTGGCCCAGATGGCCAGGGACAGTAAGGAGATTGACTAGTGAGCAGCGGAATCAACACGGTCGCCATCAGCGGCAACCTCGGGCGCGACCCCGAGCTGCGGGCCACGCAGACGGGCACGCAGGTGCTCCGGTTCTCGGTGTGCGTCAACGAGCGCCGCAAGGTCGGCGACGAGTGGCAGGACGTGCCCAACTGGGTCGACGTCACCGTGTTCGGCAAGCGCGCCGAGGCGCTCAACCGCTACCTGTCCAAGGGCACGCACGTGTGCGTCCAGGGCAGGCTGCGCCAGAGCAAGTGGGAGAAGGACGGCCAGAAGCACAGCCGCCTCGAGGTGATCGCGGACAACGTCACGTTCTCCGGCGGGGCCAAGCGCGACGACGTGCCCGACGAGGTCTACGACGACGATTGCCCGTTCTAAGGAGGAGCGATGGAGCAGTATTCGATTCTCGACCTCGCGCTCGAGGTCTACATTCCCGGCGCGCACGGCTACGGGTGCACCGAGGGCCAGTGCGTCTATACGGTCACCAACGGTCAGGCGCTCCTGGTCGAGGCCAAGGTGAAGCGCTCGCGCGGCACCGACGCCGAGCCGAAGGTCAACAAGAAGCGCCTGCAGCGCGTGGCCATGTGCTTCGCCGCCGACCATCCCGAGGTCGAGGCCATCAGCTTCGACGTGCTCGAGGTGATCGTGGGCAGCGAGGCCACCCTGACCTTCAACGCGGCAAAGGCCGCCTTCACCTGGGAGCGCTGACATGGAGGAGGCCCAATTCAAGTGGCTTCCCAAGTTCACCGCAGCCTGCGCCAAGGCACCGGAGGAGCAGCGCGGAAAGCTCCTCTGGGCCTTGGCCCAGTACGGCACCTACGGCATCGAGCCGGAGCTGGAATGGCCGCTCGATGCCATCTTCGCCAGCGTCCGCGAGGACATCGACTACTCGAAACGGTGCATAGCGGCAGGCAAAACGGGTGGACGAGGCAACAGAAAGCCCCATTTAGACGGTGCTAAACCCCCCTTTAGCGAAAGCGAAACCCAAAACGACGAGCCGGAAGGAAACGACGAACCCCTTTCGGACAGCCAAAAGGGTGACGGGGACAGCGCCGAAGCCAAAGCAAGGCAAGGCAAGCCAAAGCAAGGCAAGGCAGTTAGTAAGAGGTTCGTCAAACCCGCGCTCGCGGAAGTCGAGGAGTACGTCTCGGCCAAGGGCTACACGTTCAACCCCGAGGCGTTCTGGAGCTACTACGAGGCAGTCGGGTGGAAGGTCGGCAGCAAGCCGATGAAGAATTGGAAGGCCGCGTGCTCCACGTGGCAGCAGCGCGAGGCGAAGAAGGAGGTCAAACATGATGCGTACTCAAATCTCTGACGTGCTCATGCCCGACGGGGCGCGCGAGCAGATCGCCGCAATCATGCGCTCCCGCCTCCGCAAGGCCGGGCTGCGCGGCCCCTACGCCGAGGCCGACTGCGACCTCGGCAAGCGCATGGCCAAGCTCGCCGGGAAGGGCGAGGGCGCATACCTCTGGGGCGAGCCGGGCACGGGCAAGACCTACGCGGCCGCCTGCGCCGTGCGTTTGGCGGTGCTGGACGGAACCAGCGCCAAGCTGGTCACCACGAGCCGCCTGCTCGACGACATCCGCTCCGAGTACGACGGCGGCGAGCGCGGGGCGCTCCGCAGGGCCGAGCGGTACAGGCTCCTCGCCCTGGACGACCTCGGGGCCGAGCGCCCGACCGAGTGGGCCATCGAGACGCTGACGCGCCTCATCGACACCCGCGTGGCCGAGGGCCTGCCAACCATCGTCACGAGCAACTACCGCATCGGGCAGATCAGGGACCTCTGGGGAGGCATGGCCGGAAAGCGCGTGGCATCGCGCCTCGCCGGTGCGTGCAGGCCCATCGAGGTCAAGGGACAGGACAGGAGGCTCGGATGATAGTGAGCGCATCGCAGCTCCGTGGAGTCCCGAAGGACCGCGCGGAGCTCTACGGCAAGCCCCACGTCGGCGCGCGCTACGTCGGCAACCGCTACGAGCTGACCGCCGAGCGCTGCGGAATCTGCGGGCGGCAGGCCACCAACTGCCACCACATCGTGCCGAGGCGCTGCGGCGACTTCGCCCTCGTCACGCCCAGGGGCACGTGGCGGCTCCGCTCGCCGCTGATCGCCCTGTGCGGGAGCGGCACCACGGGATGCCACGACGGGTTCCACGGCGGGGCGAGATACAGGCCCGAGTGGGTGTGGGACGAGCCGGAGTTCGAGGAGGCGTGGTGGGACGGCACGCTGCTGTGCGAGCACGAGCCGCACGACCCCGCGCTCTACGGATACGGCCACTGGGCGATAGCTGACACCAAGACGGGACGAACTATCGAGATAACGGATGGTTAGACATGGAAATCACCAACTGCGAGCAGTACGTGCTCGCCGAGCTGGACTACGAGCAGCGCCGCAACGAGCGCCTCGTGGCCGAGAACAACAAGCTGGCCAAGCAGCTCGACGCCATGACCAAGAGGGCCAAGAGCTACAAGGAGACCATCGACCGCCCCAAGACGCCCATCGAGGCGCTCGCGGACACGGTCATGCGCGAGGAGATGCTGACCCGCTTCTCCTACGCCGAGGTGACGGGCGTGAAGGACCTGTACACCGGAAAGCTGCTCGACTTCGACGAATGGTGCCACCAGGCGGTGCGCCTGAAGACGCTGCCGGACGGCATCAGCGAGGAGACGCTCATCCGATTCATGCGCGACGACCTCAAGGCCATCTACGACGAGCAGGTGGCCAAATGTACCGAGTAGAGGCTGTCGTGTTCGACAAGAGCGACGTCGGCAGGCCGAGGCCGTCGAGCGGCTCCTTCTACGACGTCTGCGCCGGGAGCTTCGAGAAGTGCATGGAGTTCATCCGCGCCAACGCCGTGACCCCGCCGGACTGCCTGCCGACCTTCTACCGCATCGTCCGTGAATAGGGCGTGCGCGGGGCAGACGGCCCTCGACCTCTTCCCCGCGCCTCCCCGCGACCACGTCGAGGACACCCTCGAGTGGATGTGCGACGTGCACGGGTGCGTCAGGGGCGAGATAGAGGGCGAGGTTCGCGAGCTGTACCGGGACTTCGGCACCGTGGAGGCGTTCGACCGCTGCAAGGCGCTGGTCCACTTCCATGACGGGAAGAAATGCCACGAGCCGCTCGGGCGCACCAGCCCACGGCAGATAGGCGTGTTCGACCCTGATGTGAAGGTCCACACGGTGTGGGACCGCTGCTGGGCGGCGACCCACGGCCTGCCGATGGGGCAGGTGTTCAGATTGAGAAGTTGGGACTATGGCCACAAGAGGCCAGGGAGCTGGATGGAATGAGGAGACCGACCGGGGAGGACGCCATAAGGGCCGCAGCGCTGCTGTTGAGCATCCCGCTGCTTTTGGCATGCCTCCCGCTCATCGCATACGACTGGATTAAGGAGAGGAAGAAATGAACGAGATCACTACCGAGGAGCGCCTCCGCATCGTCGAGGAGCTGAACCGCACGGCCAACGACAGCCTGGGCGGCGAGAGCCTCCAGCGCGCGCTGGCCAGAATCACCGGGGCGGAGGACACGAGCTGGCGCGGGGTCATGCGCCGCGTGGCCGAGCTGGCGTACCGCCCGACGACGCAGGTGCAGGTGGCACCCGACGGCCGATACCACTGCTTCGTCTGCGGCCACGACGGCAGGACCGAACCAACGGGCGGCCTGAACTACTGCGAGCAGTGCGGGGCGGAGGTGACCAACTGATGGATAGGCCCGACATCTACACGGACGGGGAGAGGCCGGAGCGCTGCGCGAACTGCGGCCACGCCAGGACGACCGTGTTCCGCAGCGTCTACGGGACCGAGCGCATCGAGTACGAGTGCATGCGCAGGCCCGAGTTCATCCACCGTACCCAGGGCGAGGCGCGCTGCAACTACTGGACCGACGCGAGCTACGAGATCGGGGAGGACTGATGGCCATTATCGAAATGCCCAAGGACGCGACAGGGCGCTGGATTCCACTGGGCACCAAGGTGCTGTACAACGACAGAGGCGTCGAGTACGAGGTGAACAGGTTCACGTTCGGATTCGATGTGATCACACGCGAGGGCGAATGGACGGCCGAGTCCTACGGGACTGGGGACATGGTGTACCGACTCCCGGTCAACTCAATGTACCTCGAGAAGCCGGACAGCCTCAAACAGCTCATGGAAGACCTCAACCGTGTGCGGGATGCGCACGACGAGCGCGGCAAGAAATACCACGAAACGCCGGTCGACTACATCCAGTGCCAAGGCAAGCGCTGTATCGAGTGCCGACTGCACAACCACAAAGAGGGCGAGACATGCTTCGATGCCATGATGGACGACATCGTATCTCGTGTGAACCGTCTGTATATTGATTCCAACTATCTGGACGGTGATTCCGAATGATTGAGCTGCCGAGGGATGCCAAAGGCCGTGAGATTCCGCTGGATGTTGACGCGCTGTACGACAAGAACGGCAACAGGGTCGAGGTGCTCAGGTGGAACTACGTCCGAGGCAGGAACAACAACTGGACGTTCAACCGCCTGTTTGAGTTTGTCACGGTTCCGCTCTACCCGCAGGATTACTTCCTAACGCCGCCAGACAGCTTGGAGAAACTAGAAGACGACTTGAGCAAGATTGTGAACCATCCTGAAAAAGTCATCTGCGCGTATTTCGATCGCGAAAGAAAAGACTGCGACGGCTGCAAGCTCGAGGACTGCGAAGGCTCATGCTCACATGCCTGCTTGGAAGACATAATTACGCGCATCCATGAGCTGAGAGGTTAGGGCGAATGAGCGAGCTGAAGCTCAAGAAATGCCCGTTCTGCGGCGGCCCTGCCGAGATAGTGGACAACAGCCGATACGACCCAGGCACCTACTTCGTGGGCTGCCTGTACTGCGGCGCGCGGACGGACTACGACCACGGCGAGGAGAACGCCGCAGAACTTTGGAACGGAAGGGTTGAGTCAAATGATCACTGACGATGTGCGCTGCGAGGTGGCGGCGAAGATGTTGGAGATAATCCACGAGAACCCGGACGTCTCGCTTCAGGGCATGGTCGCCTCGGCGATGAACGAGTGCCTGCCGGAGGGCATGGAGTACGGCCCGACGCTCGCCGAGCTGATTGACCGCCCGGTATGCCGCAACGTCGCCGACCACACCAAGGAGTCGTTCAGGTGCTCCGAGTGCGGATGCCGCGTGCTGGTGCCCGGCGACAGGCCGGACGGCGTGCTCGTCGTGACCTCCGAGGCGTTCCCAGTCGACTGGTACTCATGCCCGGTCTGCGGGGCGGTGGTGGGCGAATGATTGACCGAGACCCGCTCAAATGCTGCCCATGCTGCGGCACCACCGAGCGTCTGGAACATGCCGCGTACAGCCCAGCGATTGGCGGCATATGGCAGTTCGTTTACTGCGCCACGTGCGGGGCGCGCGGAGACGGCGACCCGATGGACGCCAACGGCGCGCGCAACCTGTGGAACCGGGGGCCTATCCAGATACGGGCGGAGGTGGCCTGATGGACACGATGGAGGACATCCTCGCGGACTGCAACGAGGTGTTCCGCTACGACGAGACGAGGCCGCAGGACCGCGCCCACACGTACCTCAAGGAGCACAGGGTCTGCCGGGGATACGACGACACGGCCATGGAGCGCGCCGCCCAGGACATGATCGAGCGCGCATACACGGTCGGGCGGATGGAGAGCAGCGAGGCGGTGGCGAGGGAGACCGCGCGCATCATCGCCGATGGAATAGCGAAGGAGCTGGGCATGACGCCCGGAGAGGAGTAGAGATGAGATTCGAGATTACCGAGGTCCACGTGGTGGACATCCCCGACAGCGAGGTCGAGGAGATGGAGAACCCGCTGGAGGAGATCAAGGACGACGCACACTGGTTCATCGAGACCTACGAGCGCGAGGCATGGTGCGAGGAGGTGACCCGCCTTGGCCGCCAGCTGTGACCCGGGCTACAACCTCCCGGACGGGTGCACCGACGCGGCCATCGACAGGCACTTCGACGAGGGCAAGCCAACGTGCGCCGAGTGCAAGCGCGTGGTCGAGTGCTGCTGCGACTACGGCATCTGCGAGCTTGAGTTCGAGGAGGCTTTCAGCGCCCAGGAGGCGAAGGAGCCGATGGCGGCATGGGAGGCTGCGAAGTGGGCGCGAGACTGGATCGTCGAACACTACAAGGACATGAAGGAGGACTGGTGCAAACGGTTCGATGGATAGCGGCATCATGCGCCGCGCTGCTTGTCGCGGTTGTGGCCCTTGAGCTTTATGTAATCAGAACGCTGGCGGCGGGGCTGGTGGTTCTGGCCCTGCTCGCCTGCGGGTAGGAGGTGGACGATTGACCAACTGGGAGCGGTACTTCGGTTCGCCCGAGGCCGCGATGCGCATGGAGGTGCGCATGCTGCGCGACGGACGGCGGTTCCGCATCGCGGTGAGCGAGTACAACCCCTTCACCGCGTGTGCGTTCGCATCGCGCCGGGTGCGGGACTTCGCCTCGTGGGGCGAGTACCTGGACTGGCTGCGGGCCGAATACGACGACGGAACGATAAGGTGGGAGGACGAATGAGCCGCCCGGGATGCAACCGGGGTTGCCTGCTCCTCATTGCGGCATCCCTGCTAATAGACGGATTGACGCTGTGGGCGGCGGTATCGCTGGCCCGCATGATTATTGGAGGATGATATGATTAACAAACTTATCGGCAAGGTTCTCGGCGCCGCCATCGGAATCTTCTTCATCGCGCTCGCATGCTACGGCATCGCGTGGGCGATCTCGGGAATCTCCGGGTTGCTGGCATGAGCGGCAACCCGCGCAACCGCAACGGCAACGCGCGGCGCAAGCTGAGGGCAAGGCTGAGAGCCGAGGGCAGGCCGTGCCACATATGCGGTCAGCCGATCGACTACAGCCTGCCGAGCGGCGACCCGTGGAGCTTCGAGGTGGACGAGCTGCTGCCCGTATCGAGGGGAGGCAACCCGCTGGACTACTCCAACGTGGACGCCGCCCACAGGACCTGCAACCAGCGGCGCGGCAACAGGATGCCGGGAGACGCCAAGCAGTACCAGATACGCCGCACGCGGCTGTTCTAGCGCAAAACATAGCAATGCACCAATAGGGGCGCGGTCGTTTCGGCGGTCGCGCCCTTTCTTTTGGCTCCGAGCGCCGAAGCCGCCGAAAAGAGGCGGGGCGGTCGCCCCTCCCCCGGGTCAGAAGGCCACCCCGGCCGCCTAGGGCCGATTTCCCCCCGCCCGTTCCGAACGATTTCGCTATCTCACGCCGCCATTACGATTCCCCGCGAAGAAGGAGGGAATCATGGCCGAGAACATCGAGATGCCGCAGGAAGTGGCTAGCGACCCCGTGCAAGCCGCCATCTGGGAGCAGCTGACCGCGAGGCGCACGTTCGCGCAGGAGGATGCGCCGACGCTGGCGCTGCTCTGCTACTGGCACGCCGTGGCGAACCAGGCACGTGAGGCCATGGCCCTCGGTAACAACGAGATCGAAATACTCGACGCCACCGCATACAAGCCGATCAGGGGCAAGGGCGGCAAGCGGCTCAAGATGATGCGCAAGAATCCGGCGCTGACCGTTCTGAAGGAAGCCAGCACCGAAATCAGGGCGCTGTCAGACCAGCTCGGCCTGTCCAAGTCGGCCCGCAACGTCACGGTGCAGCAGGCGCGACCCGCGAGCGCCCACGGCAAGCTGCTCACGCTCATGTTCGACGACCGCGAGACGCGTGCCAAGGCGGCAGGCGCGTGATGCAGGCGAGGCAGACCCCGACATACGAGGCGAACATCCCAGAAAGGCTCGACGGAGACGGCCCCATGGCGGCAGAACTGGCATCCGCGTACTTCGGCGACCCGCTGCCGTGGCAGCCGCACCTGCTCGATGCCATGCTCGCCCGCGACGGACGCGACAAGTACCTGCTGCGCTCGATCGGCATATCCATCCCGCGACAAAACGGCAAGAGCTGGGACGTTCGCGCCCGCTGCTTCCACGGCGCCCTCAACGGCGAGAAGATCCTGTACACATGCCAGCACGGCGACACCTCAGACCAGATGTTCCAGGAGCTTTCAAGGCCATTCGAGGACGAGGACGAGCCTGAGCTTAACGACCTGCTGCTCGCCGTGCGCAAGACCAACGGCCAGCAGGCCATCAAACTCAAGAACGGCGGTCTTATCCGCTTCACCACGCGCACCGACTCGCTGGCGCGAGGCAAGACCTACGACGTGCTCATTTACGACGAGGCGCAGGAGCTTACGGCCAAGCAGCAGGCGGCTTCGCTGCCCGCCATCTCGGCAGGGTCGAAGCACAACCCGCAGACGATCTACCTTGGCACGCCGCCAGGCCCAGACAACGTGGGCACGGTATTCCGCGACCTCCACGAGGACGTTCACAACGGCAGGTCTGAGATGGGGTGGATCGAGTGGGGCGCTACAGAGATCGGCGACGTGCACGACGAGTCGCGATGGTTCGAGTACAACCCGTCTCTCGGCACGATCCTCGACATAGAGGCCGTACGCGGCGAGTCCGAGCAGATGCAGCCCGACGTCTTCGCGCGTGAGCGCCTTGGCTGGTGGAGCCCAATCGGCGGAGCCGACTCCTACGCGCTTTCGAGCGCCAAGTGGAAGGCGTGCGAGGTGGCGGGACCGATGCAGGGAGGCAAGCTCGCGTTCGGCGTGAAGTTCTCGCCCGACGGGTCGCGCGTTGCCGTGTCCTGGGCGAAGGCGGAGCGCAGTGCCGGCTCCTACGTCGAGCTTTACGACCTCATGGGCGCTGAGGGCGGCACTGTCGGCATATCCGACATGCTGCTGCGCAACCGCGAGGAGATCGCGTGCGTATGCATCGACGGAAAGAGCGGAGCGGACGCTCTGAAGCAACGGCTTCTGGACGGCAGGATGCCGAAGTCGGCGATCGTCATGGGCAGCACCGCGATCGTTCAGGCTGCTGCGACGATGCTGGCCGACGAGGTTAATGCCGGGACGACGAGCCACATCGAGTCGCCCGCGTTGGACGATTCCGCAACGAAGTCGATCAAGCGCGACGTGGGGCGCGACGGCTGGGGCTTCGGCGACGGCCCCGACTCTTCATCAGCGCCGATCGAGAGCGCATCGCTGGCCCTATGGGCGGCGAGGACAACCAAGAGAGACCCGAGACGTAAACAGGAGGCAAGCTTCTGATGGCAGCAGTGAACATGGAACTGGCCGGGCAGGTCGCGGCGGCGGAAGGCCTGCGACACGAGGACAAGGCGCTCGTGCGCGAGCTTATGGACACGTGGCGCACCCACCGATCCCGCAACATGTTGCGGGAGGACTACTACCTCGGACACGTCGGCGTCAAAGACCTGGGCATCGCCATGCCGAAAGCCCTCGCCAAGAAGATCAACCCGCGCGTTGATTGGCCCAAGAAGGCGGTGCACGCCCTGGCAGACCGCTCGGTGTTCAACGGCTTCACTGCCGACGGCAATGCCGTTGCCATGCAGCTGCGCGACATATGCGCCGACAACCAGCTCGAAGCGCTCTACCGCAAGAACCTTATCGGTGAGCTGAAGCACTGCTGCGGCTTCTGGACTGTCACGGACGGCGGCGGCAAGCCCATCATCTCAGCGTACCCGGCAACCGCAGCGGCGGCGATCTGGAACGACGCGCAGAAGTGCATCAAGGCTGGTCTCGTTGTGGCCGAGTCGAAGAAGATGCCAGGTGACGCCGAGCGCGTGCCGACCGTCGTGCACCTGCTCACGGAGGACGCGCTGGTGGTGCTTACGCGCGGCAGCGGCCACTGGGTGGCCGACTACATGGAACACGGCATGGGTCGCTGTCTCATGGAGCCTATGCCCTACGATGCCACGCTTGAGCGACCGTTCGGCTCCTCGCGCATCAGTCGTTCGGTCATGAGCATCACAGACGACGCAATACGCCAACGCGCCCGCATGGAGGTGGCGTCTGAGGCCGCGACGCTGCCGCAGACATGGCTGCTCGGCACATACAAGAAGATGATCGACGGGCAAAACAAGTACGACGCGTCGATGGGCGCGGTCAACGAGATCACCAAAGACCCGGACGGAGACTCGCCGACCGTGTGGCAGTCGGCCCAGTTGCAGATGGCGCCGCTCACTGAGTACCTGCGCCAGCTAGCATGCCAGATGTCGGCGGTCACCAACGTTCCGGTGTCTTTCTTTGGCGTGAGCAACGACAACCCATCCTCCTCGGATGCTATCGCAGCATCGCTCGAACCGCTCGTGATCGACGCCAAGAACCTCAACCGCGAGAATGGCAACGCCTTGCGTAACGTGGCCTACATGGCGCTCGCCGTGGCGAACGGCACGGACTACGAGACCGAGCGCGATGCCGGCTACAACCTCAACCCGCGCTTCATGTCCCCGGCCTACCCGTCGATCGTGAGCCTGTCCGATGCCGCGCTGAAGCAGGTGCAGGGCCTGCCGAAACTCGCCAACTCCGACGTGATGCTCGAAATGCTCGACTACACAGACGAGCAGATCCAGCGCATCAACAGCGACAACAAGAAGGCGCAGGCGAACGCCGCCGTGGCCTCGCTGTTCGAGCAGAAGGAGGGCGAGGATGGCTGAGATACCTCGCAGCCTGCTTAACGAACTCACGGACGAGATCAACGCGCTATCGGGAACGGCGCAGCGCCAAGCCAGCGACGCGCTCACCCGCCTGGTGGCCGACTGGGAGGCGAGTGGGAACGGCGACATAGCGGCGCTGCGAGAGGTGGCCTACGAGGTGATCGAGACGGCTTGCGGCTACTATGCAGACACCGTTGCGGCTGGCCGCGCAGCCGAGTTCTATGACGCCGTGCGCAAGGCGCAGGACGCGCCCGGGAAGTACGCCGCCGTCGCCGAGTCGCTGCGCGACCCACAGGCGACGTACGGCTCGGTGAAGGCGTTCATGGCAAGCGTGGTGAAGCAGGGAGCCACCGACATGTTCGTGGCCGCGTGCGTTCGCCGCCTCGATGCAGAGATCCGCAAGGCCGCGAACATGTGCGTGGCGCACAACGCCTCCAAAGACCCGGCGAAGCCGAGGTACGCACGCGTGCCGTCCGGCGAGACGTGCGGCTTCTGCCTCATGCTCTCCTCGTTTGGCTTCAACTACAAGACGAAGGAGGCTGCGACCCACTCGCACCCAAAGTGCGACTGCCGCGTCGTGCCGAGCTTCGGCAAGGAGCCGAAGGTCAAGGGATACGACCCAGACGGTATGTACGACAGGTTCAACGAGTGCATGGAAGCGCTCGGCGAGCGCAACGGCATACGCTCAGATTGGGATGCCTTGCCCGATGCCGAGCGCGAGGCGTACATCAAGGAGCATGGCGGAAAAGCCAGCAAGGCGTTCGACAAGTACGTGAACAAGCGCATGGTCGAGGAGATCGAGACCAGAGACCCGAAATGGTACGCGACTGGCACGGAACCAAAAATAGGATTTGTCAGCAAAGGGGTGGAGAAGCGGGCGACCAAAGCGGAAATAGGAACAGCGAAGAGGCTGGCGCATCACGGCATTGCCCCGACGTTCATCCAAGATTACAGATGGGTTCAGGAAGATGGGAGAAAGCGCAAAGTCGGGCTTCCAGACCTGAAAAACGGAATCGAAATCAAGACAATCGGAACGTCTGGAAACGCATGGGGCGCAATGAAGAACTACCTTGACAGCACGGCTGGAAAGGAGGGGGTCAAGTGCATGGTCGTTGACAACTCAGTATCCGAGCGAATAGACGACGATGCACTAATATCAGCGGCAAAGGATCTCGCGCCTAAGTACCCAAAGGTCGCGCATGTGCGCCTGCTGCTGAAGGATGGCAGGTACATAGCTGTCAAATAAAAAGGAACGGCACCGAAAACCTCAGAAGTAGAGGGCAGCATGCCGTTCCATCAACAGATTATACCAGTGCAAATAGGCAAGGGCCACCTACGGGTGGCCCTTTTCATGCCGAATCTCACGCTCATAAGAAACTGTCGCGGACGGGCCGCACGGCCCAACTAACGAACCGTTGAGCAGCCGCACGGCAGCTCAGGCGTGCCGCACGGCACGGGAAAGGACGCGACATGGCAGAGGCAAACGAACCCACGCAAGCACCAGGAGCAGAAGGCGGAGATGGCGCCAACCAGGAGCCGCCCGTCGACTACAAGGCGCTGTACGAGGCCGAGAAGAAGCACTCGCGCGAGTGGGAGAAGAAGGCGAAGGCCAACAGAACCGCAGCGGCGGCGCTTGAGGAGGCCAACAACGCGAACAAGACAGCCGAAGACCAGATCGCCGACCTCAAGAAGAGACTCGACGACAAGGAAAAGGAAGAGAAGCGGTCGAAGATCGCGGCCAAGGTCGCGCAGGAGAAGGGCGTGCCGGCGAGCCTGATCGTCGGCGACGACGAGGAAAGCATGTCCAAGTGGGCAGACGACATGCTCGCCGCGTTCAAGAAGCCGCCCGCGCCAAAGGTCGAGAAGCCTGGGAGCTTCCCGAAGCCCGGCGGCGGCGACAAGTCCGAGCTGCGCGACTTCACGCGCCAGCTCCTCGGTAACAACTAGAGACAAGTAAGGAGCCGAAATGGCTAACGACACCAGCAAGGTCAAGCTCCCGCACAAGGTAGTGACCTCCATCATCAACAAGGCGAAGGACACCTCCACCATCGCGGCGTTGTCCCCCAGCGCCCCGCAGACGTTCTCCGACACCACCTACATCGTGTTCAACCCGACAACCGAGGCTGAGGTAGTTGCGGAGGGCGCGAAGAAGAGCGGTTCCGAGGTCTCCACCACGCCGATCGTCGCAAAGCGCGTGAAGGTGGTCACGACCACACGCGTCTCCGACGAGTTGCGCTGGGCTGACGAGGACAACCAGCTTGAGATCGTGACCAACATCATCGCCGACCAGACCGCCGCGATCGGTCGAGCGCTCGACTACGTGGTCTACCACGCCGTGTCCCCCAAGACGGGCACCGCGCTCGATGGCTACACTGCGCTCACCGCAGGGGCCAACGCCGTAACCGCCTCGGCATCCGCAGTCGACGACATCGACGCGCTAGCCGACGCGCTTATCGACTACGACATCAACGGCTTCGCGCTCTCCCGCAAGTTCGCCGCAGACCTCCGCAAGCTGCGCATTCCCGCCACAGGCCAGCGCCTCTACCCAGAGATCCCGCTGTCCCTCAACGCCGGCAACATCGACGGCATCCCCGCCGCGACCTCCGGCACCGTCAACGGTCGCCGCTGCAAGACCGACCCGAAGGTGGCGGGCATCATGGGCGACTTCTCCACCATCAAGTGGGGCATGGTGCGCGACATGACCTCCGAGATCATCGAGTACGGCGACCCCGACAACACTGGTCAGGACCTGAAGGGATACAACCAGGTCGCGTACCGCACCGAGGCAGTCCTTGCCTACGCGGTTCTCGACCCCAAGGCCTTCGCCGTCCTGAAGACGGCCTAGGGGGCGGTAACCATGGCGAACCTTGTGCAGAAGTTCATCGTCGAGGATGCATCCAAGGCGTCCCCGATCCTCCCGCAGCACGTCTGCTTCGTGACCCCCGACGGCGAGCCTGTCGGCATCTCCAAACAGGCCGCAAACCCTGGTGCGAACCCGACCATCGCCAAGGTGGTCAAGTGCCTCGTCGACGCGGGCATGATGGCCGCGGCCTCCGAGGCGTCCGAGCAGAAGGCCTCCGAGGAGACCGCGAAGCCGGTTGACTCCGGCAAGGCCGAAGAGCCTGCCAGCGAGGAGTAGGCGCATGGAGCCGCTAGCGACCATCGAAGACTACAGGGCGAGATACGGCGACCCAGCCGACAAGGCGCGCGCCACTACCCTGCTCTCCGACGCGTCAGACATGCTCATGAGCGCCTACGAATCAAACGTTGGCGGCTATGAACGCGGCAAGGTAGCCGCCTTCGACCGGTCTGCCGCAGCGGTGTGCTGCCTCGTGGTGAACAGGATCTTGTCGGCACCTGCCGCGCTAGCGGGCGCAACGCAGTACAGCCAGGGCGCAGGCATCTACACGGCAAGCGTGTCGTACGGGTCTGCCCTCGGCGAGATGTACCTGGGGAAGACGGAGCTGAAGCGCCTCGGACTGCTCGACCAGCGCATCGGGGCGCTCCAACCGGTTGGGAGTGATGCCGAATGGGACTCATAAGCACCGAATCGGTGACGGTCGCAACACCCGTGGTCGAGTTCGATTCGCTCGGCGAGCCTATCGAGCGCGGCAGCGTGGACACCGCCATAGAGGGCGTGGTCGTGTGCCCGGGGGCCACGTCGGAGCTCGACGCATCGCGCCCCGATGGCGTTGAGGTCGCCTACACGCTGTGTTTCCCCAAGAGCTTCACCGCATCGCTCAAGGGGTGCCGCGTGAACGTTCGAGGCACCGAGTACCGCGTCATAGGCGACCCGCAGCGCTACGACCCGGCAAACACCCCAGGCGATTGGAACCTCACCGTGGAAGTGGGACGCACCGATGGCTAAGTGCAAGGTGAAGTTCGAGTGGAAGGGCTGGAAGCGCGGCGGCTATGCCGAGGTTATGAACTCAGGCGCGGTGCAGGCGCTTCTCAAGAAGAAGGCAGACGCCGCAGCGGCATCGTGCAACTCGTCCTTCTCTCGGCACCCCGGCGAGGGTGCCGGCTACATAGTCCGCAAGTTCAAGGGCAAGCTCGCAAACGGCTTCGTGGTTGCTACGGCGACTCCGCACGCCCATGCGAGCGAGCGCAAGCACAACCGCCTCAGATCCATGTTCGGAGGCGGTGAGTGATGGACGCGGAGCGCATGGTGGCGCAGCGGCTCATGGACGAGACCGGCATCAAGACCGTGCTCGACGTGCCAGCCGACAGGCCCAGCGAGTTCATATCGGTGTCGCAGACCGGATCTAGCCGCAGCGGCTGCATCAACCGTGTGCAGCTCGTGGCGCAGTCATGGGCGAAGACCCGCAGACGCGCCGCAGAGATCGCCGAAGCCGTGGAGCACGCAGTGCCGAGTCTCATGGACGAGGAGTGCGTGTTCGAGGCCACGTGCGGAGACACGTACCGCTGGGACGACCCAGACAGCCGCCAGCGCCGATACCAGACCAACGTAAACGTAACCATTTGCGAATAGGAGCCGACATGGCACTTTTCAAGAAAAACGAGACCAAGAACGTCTCGTCCACCAAGGGCGTGAAGGGCGGATACATCTTCGTGGCCCCGACAGGCACCACCCTCCCCACCGACATTAAGACCAATCTCGCCGAAGCCTTCCTCAACCTCGGCTTCATCTCCGAGGATGGATACACCGAGTCCGAGGAGACCGACGCCAACGAGCTGAAGGACATGAACGGCGACCTCATGGACTCCGCCACGACTTCGCGCGTGGAGTCCGCGAAGCTCACGCTCGCAGAGATTAAGGCACAGACCCTCAAGGTCATGTACGGCGCCGACAACGTGACCGACCTCGACGGCGTTATCACTGTAGAGCACAACGGCAACAAGGACGAGGCGTGGTCGATCGTGCTCGAACTCGTGCTCAAGAACGGTCGCCGCTGGCGCAAGGTCGTGCCAGCCGCCAAGTCCTCTGAGCTCGACGACATCAAGCTCGCCGTGAGTGAGATTGCCGGGCGCCAGATCACGTTCAAATACCTGGTCGATAGCAACGGCAACACCTGCTACGACTACATCGAGTCAACCGAGACCAACAACGCCTAGGGGGAAAGAGAATGACCGAGATCACCTTTACCGTCGACGGCGTTGACGGCGAGTTCGCCGCAGACCTCGACGAGCTGAAGTCCTATAAGACCGTGAAGCAATTCGCCCGAAGCGAAACCGACCCGGCGGGGATGATGGACGCCATGGAGCGCATCTTCATGGGCCGAGACGAGGAGTATATCGAAGCCCTCGGCGGAACGTCATACGACATGCGCCGCCTGTGCGACGCGGCCTTCGAGGCGGCAAAGACAAAAAACTAATAGGCTTCGCCAGCGACCTCGAGAACAGGCGCGGCGAAGCGATAGCAGACTTCCAGCAGTTCTACGGCATAGCCCTGCCATTGGATGGAGCGCCCGAAGACCTCGATCGGATGGCGCTCCTCTGGCAGCACCTCCCCGACAACTCGCGCCTCGCCAAGGCGCAGTACCCGCAACTCAGGTGGAGCACGGCCGACTACATGCTCTGGCGTATCGAGCACCAGCTTCGGTGCATCGCCTGGGGCATGGCCGACAAGAATGACAGGAGCACGGAGCCTCCCGAGCCCATCAAGACGCCGGCGCAGCTCGCAGAGCTTGAGCGCCACCGCGCGAACGCGCTGGAAGCCAAGGAAGAGATAGACAAGATCCTGGGGATAGGAGGGGAAGATGGCGACTAGTGTCGGGTCGGCCTATGTGTCCTTGATGCCGTCGATGGACGGCTTCGCGAGCAAGATCGGCAAGGAGTTCGGCAGCCAGGGCAACGCCGCAGGCAAGGCCTTCGGCGACTCCATGACCGTCGGCATCGACGGCGGGGCCAAGAAGTCCTCGGGCATCCTGACCGGGCTTGGAACCGTAGCTAAGGGCGTCGCCACTGCGGCGCTAGCCGGGTTCACAGCGCTCACCGGGGCCGTGACCGCGATTGGCGGCGCGGCCCTTTCCGCATATGCCGACTACGAGCAGCTGGTGGGCGGCGTCGACACCCTGTTCGGCTCCGCGTCGCAGACGCTGCAAGGTTATGCCGCAGAGGCGTACAAGACCTGCGGGATGTCCGCCAACCAGTACATGACGCAGGCCACGAGCTTCGCGGCCTCGCTCGTCTCGTCGTGCGGCGGAGACGTGGCCAAGGCGGCTGACTACGCCAACATGGCGATGGGCGACATGTCGGACAACGTGAACAAGATGGGTTCCGACATGGCGGACGTGCAGAACGCCTACCAAGGCTTTGCGAAGCAGAACTACACGATGTTGGACAATTTGAAACTCGGCTACGGCGGCACGCAGGCCGAGATGAAGCGCCTTATCGCCGATGCCAACAAGCTGCGCCAGGAGCAGGGCAAGAACGCCGACCTCACGATCGACAGCTATGCCGATGTGGTCGAGGCCATCCATACCGTGCAGGAGAACATGGGCATCACCGGCACCACCGCCAAGGAGGCCGCTACCACGATCAGCGGCTCCATCGGCATGGCGAAGGCCGCGTGGGAGAACTTCATCACCGGACTCGGGCGCGACGACGTCGACTTCTCGCAGCTCACGCAGCAGCTGCTTGAGTCGATCGGCGCGGTAGCTACGAACGTGGCTCCGAGGGTTGCGCAGATCGGCAAGGGAATCGTCGAGGCGTTCCCGGTTGTGCTGTCTGGCCTTGGCCCAGTCCTTGGCCCAGTGCTCTCGGAAGCGCTCGCGACTGCTTGGAACATCGCCGTAGGAGCCTTGGCTGAGCTTGGCATACAGCTGCCGACAGTCGACGCTTCCCAGATAACGGGGGCGTTTCAGGCGATCGCCGACGCTGCGGCATCCGTCGTAGGCACGTGCAAGTCCGCTTTCGGGAAGCTTGGCGAGCAGATACCGGGCATCTGGGACACCATCGTCTCGACTATTGGCGGAGCCGTGACGACGATCATCTCGGCGGTGTCGCCGTTCGTGACGTACTTCGCATCGCAGATGCTGCCCGCCATCGCGTCATTTGCATCTGGCGCAGTCGGCGCGTTCAGCGCCGTGCGGCCTGTCATAGAGCAGCTTGGCTCGACGCTGCTGAACGTCGGCCAGGCCATCCTGCCCGTGCTACACAACGCCTTCGCGATGATCGTCCCGATCATTTCGCAGGTCATCGGCGTCGCCATGCAGCTTTTCGCTGCGGTAAGCCCGCTCGTGTCGCAGGTGGGCGCTGCGCTCATGCCGGCAATCACGTCTATCGGCACGGCGCTCGCAAACCTCGCCAACGCCGTGCTGCCGATATTGGCTAGCGGCATGCAGATAGTGCTCTCCGTGGCTCAGATGCTCATACCGGTAATCCAGACAGTGCTGTCTGTAGTTGGTTCAATCGTGTCCGTCGTGATAACGGTGGCAAGCCAGGTGATCTCGGTCGTGGTAAACGCCGCATCCGTCGTAGCCTCGGCCATTGGCCTCGTCATGTCGGTCGTGAGCGGCCTCGTGACTGCGGTTACCACGTTCATCGGCTCGATCGTATCCGTTGTCGGCGGCGGGATAGCTACCGTGGTCGCCGCCGTTTCAGGCGGCGTGAACGCGGTAGTGGCGTTCGTCGGCTCGCTGGCGTCCTCAGCGCTCTCGCTCGTGTCCGGCCTCGTCTCCTCGATCGCCGGGTACTTCTCGACCATGGTGTCTACGATGGCGAACGCGGCGCAGCAGGTGTACGCGGCAGTGACGGGTGCCTTCTCGGCGCTCGTCGGCGCTGTGTCTGGCCATATCGGGAGCCTCATGAACACCATTTCCGGCATCCCTGGCCAGGTAATGGGCTTCTTCGCAGGCGCTGGGTCGTGGCTCGTCGGTTCCGGTCGCGCGTTGATCAACGGCTTCACGCAGGGCATCCAGAACGCAATCGGCGGCGCCCTTTCCGCCGTGTCCGGCGCCGTCTCGCAGATCCGCTCGTTCTTCCCGTTCTCGCCCGCAAAGCGCGGCCCATTCAGCGGCCACGGTTATACAACCTTCTCGGGCAAGGCGCTCATGGAGGGATGGGCCGAGGGCATCGGCAGCGGCACGGGGGCGGTCAACTCCGCCATCACGTCGGCTCTAGCCTCCGCGAGCTCGCTTATCGGCTCGGGCATCACGGTCGCTCCGTCGGTTGCCGTTGCCGGGGCAGGCGCCGCCGGCACGACCTACAACGTCACGGTCAACGGGGGAAGCTTAAACGCAGACCAGCGGATCATGCAGGCGGTTGACGTTCTGGTCTCTGCAGCCAAGCGGTCCGCAGGGTCGGGAAGGTAGCCAATGGGAACCTATACAAGGGAGATTCAGATCGCGGGGCGCAACCGCTGGTATTGCGGCTATATCTCCGTTGACGGCGTGAGCACGGTCAACGACACCACCTCGCGCATAACAATCACCGCCGCGCTCGACGACAAGTATGCGGCACAGTACGGCACGCACTACGACGTGATCGTGAACGGCATCACCTACAGGTCGCGCGACGTGCTGCTCAACAACTACGGGAATTGGGCCACGCGCGACGCCGTGACCTTCACCGTGGACGTCGGGCGCGGGGCCAGCGGCTGGAACTGCTCCGTGCAGATCCACGTCTACGGCAAGACGTACAACAACTACTACGGCAGCGCCGGCGGAGACGCCTGGGCAACAGAGTACGCTTGGATTCCCCAGCGCGGGTACTCGCAACCGCATCCGCCCAAGAACCCGAAGCTGGCCCGCGTTTCCGACACATCCCACAAGATCACGTGGGACGTCGACTACACGGGCATGGACGGCGCGTACCCCTGGGCTGGCGTGTATGTAGACCGCCGCACCGACGACGGCTCATGGGTGAACATCGCCGACGTCTCGTGGGACGTGACCAACTACACCGACAACTCGACGACCGCAGGACACAAGTACGAGTACCGCCTTTGCGCCCACGGCCCGGGCGGCAACTCCACGCACGTCTCGTGCGGAACCACGTACACAACTCCGTCGGCACCTTCGCGCATCGATGCCATCAAGGCCGGCGCGTCCGAGGTGACGCTGCGCGTCTACGGGGCGTGGTGGTACGCCAGCGCATGGGATGTTCAGCGATCAGGCGACGACGGGAATACGTGGGCGGCGGTCTCGACCACCACCGAGGGCGAAGACCCCGCATGGGTAGACCTGCACGACACCTCCGCGCCTGCCGGCACGATCGTCTACCGCGTCAGGGCCAAGCGCGGTAGCCTAACGTCTTCGTGGGTCAAATCGAATTCCGTGACCACGATCACGCCGCCTCTCGCACCGAAGGTCACCGCCGACGATGTTGCGCCAACGGGGTCGGCGGCATCCGTCTCGTGGGTGCCCAACCCTGTCTCTTATACACATCTGACGCTG